CATTAGGATGTCCTGCGTGTGAAGATTTCACTTATGATTTATTAGGTGGTAAAACAGATGCAGGTTTAGATCGTTATTCGCAAGAAGCTATGCCAAGAATGGTTGTACATAATACGCATTTATATGTACAGGCTGCAAATGAAATCAATCAATTGGTTGATAGTCATGTTGAATTATTAGAAACAATGATTCCGAAAGATTTATATGATGTAATTCTTTCTTTGCATGAAATGTTTGCAGACCCAGACAATGCACCACAAGTATACGAAAAATATATCAAAACATATAAAAAATTCGGTGGAAGTAGTATATCCACAACGGATGCAGAACAATTTAATAAATTCTTTACTTTTTAATTGGAATAAAAAATGGAAAAAAGCAAGTTACAATCGTTTATCAATCGTTATTATTTAGCAGGAAACTGCGAAGCGGTTACGTTGAAAGAACAAGATGGCGCAATTGGTTGTGAACTAATTGATATGGATCAAACCATCGTAGGAAAAATTAAATGGAATACCGCACCATTTATGAAAGGTATGTTAGGTATCAATCATACCGGAGCATTAATTAAGATGCTAGGAGCTGTAAATGAAAATATCACAATTGATGTTAAAGAAGCAGCAGGTAAGAATTATGCAATGAAAATTTCAGAAGGTTCAACTCAAGCAACTTTCATGTTGGCAGACACGACAGTTATTCCGGCGGTGCCTTCAATCAATGCAGAACCTGATTATGAAGTTACAATTCCGGTAAATGAAGAATTTATTAGTAAATTCATCAAAGCAAAAAATGCATTACCAGATGCAAAGAATTTTGCGGTGCAAGTTGTAGGCGGCAATATTAAATTTATTATCAATTACTCAACCGTAAATGCAGATAATATCTCTTTTGAAGTAGGAACTACAAATTCCGGTGATATGGATCCGGTTTGTTTCTCAGCAGATAAATTAAAAGAAGTATTAGTATCAAATCGCGGAGATTCCGGAGAATTAAAAGTATCTCCAGATGGCTTAGCTCGTATTGAATTTACTGGTGCTGACTTTGAATCAACTTATTGGTTAGTAATGCTACAAAACTAAGATGGTAGTAAAAATAGTAAATAATTCAGACAATGCACTCCCACAATATGAAACTAATGGGAGTGCTGGTCTAGATATTAAAAGTGCAGAAAATGGACTTTTAAAACCAGGTCAGTTTAAATTGATAACAACTGGTTTGCGAGTTGAAATTCCATATGGTTATGAAATACAAGTAAGACCTCGAAGCGGGTTAGCTAAGAATTATGGTATTACTGTATTAAATAGCCCAGGCACCATTGATGCAGATTACCGAGGCGAAATTGGCGTTATTTTAATCAATCATGGTCAATATGACTTTGAAATTAAATCAGGTGATAGAATTGCACAATTAGTAATAGCTCCGGTGGAACGAATCCAATGGCAAGCAGTAGGTTCATTAGATTCTAGCACAAAACGAGGAGAAAAAGGTTTCGGATCAACAGGTAAATAAATAAATTATGTTTGGACAACAAGAAAATACACTTTGGGTTGAGTCCTTCCGCCCGGATACATTGGAAGGGTATATTGGCAATGAACACATCATTGAAAAAGTTAAAATTTTTATCGAAAATGGTGATGTGCCGCACTTATTATTTTATGGGTCAGCAGGAACTGGTAAGACTACATTGGCCAAGATTATTGCAAATAGCGTCGATGCTGATTTAATGTATATCAATGCATCAGATGAAAACTCAGTAGACGCAGTTCGTGATAAAATTAAGCGTTATGCATCAACAGTAGGATTTCGTAGATGGAAAATCATTATTTTAGATGAGGCAGATTATCTTACACCTAATGCTCAAGCAGCATTACGTAATTTAATGGAAACTTATAGCAAAACAACACGTTTTATTTTAACATGTAACTATGTTGAAAAGATCATTGATCCAATTCAATCGCGTTGTCAGACATTTGCAATTACACCTCCAGGTAAACCAGATGTAGCAAAACGATTGGTTGCCGTTTTAAATGAAAAAGGTGTTGAATATGATATTAAAGATGTTGCTGCAATTATCAATGCATCATATCCAGATATTCGTCGAGCACTTAATGCAGCACAAGCATCAGTTGTTAATGGAAAATTGCAATTAGATAAAGCAAGCGCTATTCAAGCAAATTATATGACTGAAATTTTGGAAGTATTAAAAAATGCTAAAGACAAAAAAGCATCTTTCAATAAGATCCGTCAAATTATTGCAGATAGTAAAGTAAAAGATTTCACACCATTATATACATTTCTTTATGACAGTTTGGATGAGTTTGCAACAGGTCATGTTGCACCATGCATTTTAATTATTGCAGAATCGCAATTCAAAGATGCATCGGTTGTAGATAAAGAAATTAATATTATGGCAATGTTTGTTAATTTATTAGGAGAACTATGAGTAAAATGAATGTTAATATTGGACCTAATGATATGCAACCAATTCAATGCAAAGAATGCGATGGTATGTATTTTCGTCAAGTAATGGCAATCAATAAAGTGTCAAAATTCTTAACTGGAGCTGATAAAGACACAATGGTACCAATTCCGGTATTTCGTTGTGATGATTGTGGCTGTATTCCAGAAGAATTTCAACCAATCAAAGTAAAAAAATAATGTCGATATCATATCATAAAGATTTAGTTACCATTGTGTTTAAAACTTCTAATAGAAGTAATGCAAACACAAAAATGAAATCATATCGAAATAAATCTATAGATGATATTTTAGATGCAAAGAAACTAGTAGGAATACCAGATAAGGCAGTTATATTAGAAATAGGAATGGGTGAACATTTAGAACAACAATATCGTAAAAAATACAATTTATAATGGCAGAAGAAAAGAAAAAAGCAGCTACAATGTTTGATTTTATTGATGGGGTGACTCATAAAAAGAAAGAATGGTCAAAATGGTCCGATGTAGATCAAAAAGCATTCAGCCCTTATATGATGAATCGATTCTTATCAATGCGAATGGAATTAACAGAATTAATCAACGAATTCCAAACATATACAATTGGATTACTTCGTCCGCAAGAGACATATAAATTGTATCATGAATTACTGCCAAATAACAAAACATTTGCAAAATACATAAAAGGCAAATCAGAAGATAAGTTTGACAAAGAATTGGTTGCACAAATGGCTGAACATTATCAAGTAAGCAAATCAGAAGCTTCTGATTATGTTGAATTAATGGATAAAACAAGTTGTGAGCGAATTTTAACAATGTACGGATATAGCGAAGGCGATAAAAAGAAAATGTTGAAAGGAATCAAATGAGTATTAATACGCAAACACACTACAAAGGCAAGGATAGCCTTTATAAATTTGCAGAAGAGTGGGGTTTGAATACCTACGAATTTGATATCATTAAACGCATTGTAAGATGCCGGCATAAAGGTTCCTTTGAACAAGATTTAACTAAGACAAAGGATCTTATTGACATTTATTTGAAAGAACAATTGGATTCTAACAAATAATTCGATATAATATAGAAAAATGGCAAATCACGTTTATAGTTATTTTGAAATTACATTCAAATCAGAAGAAGATTGTAATAATTTTGCAGAATGGATTGGATTAGATCCGAAAGATGAAAATATTGCATGGATGGCTCGAATTGAAGCTTGTTGCAATATCATGATGGATAATTTATATCCTGATAACGAAGATACAAGACAATGGTGGCTTGATAATGTTGGCGCCAAATGGATGTATTTTGATGATGTTGATCGATCAACAGATTCAAGCATAATTATTAACATGACATCTGCGTGGGACTTCCCCGAAGCATTATTTTACAAATTAAGTGATTTCCTTCGCAATCGATATGAAGATGTTGCCATGACTGTCACTTTTGATGACGAAGGTTACAATTTTATCGGCGCAGCAGCATCAAATCAAAAATTCCGAGATATTGATTATTTTCATCCAGACTTTGATGAATTAGATGAATATAAAGATGACGAAGATTGTTGGACAGAAGAATTCTATGAAGAAATGTCTAATATAAAAGATGAATTGTTACAAGATGTTTTAGCATTCATTCAACAAGATTTAGAAAAAGAATAACAAGTTATACAACAAGGAAGCTCGGCAGAAATGTCGAGCTTTTTTTGTGTTTTTGAATTATTTTTCTTATATTAATAGTATGAAAGCTGGACAATATGTAGCACCTATCTATCGTTTATCACTACGAGACCCTGAAACGGTGCCAAGAAGAATATCTTACTCGCAATGGTCAATGTATGAACGATGTCCATTATCATGGAAACTTGCCTACATTGATGGTCTAGCTCCATTCCAAGCATCCATTGACACAACCTTTGGTACTGCCTTTCACGAGACATTTCAATACTTCCTCACGGTAATGTATAATGAATCTGTAAAGAAAGCAGAGAATTTAGATTTTCGTAGCATATTGCAAAATAAGCTTCGTAAAGAATACGTTAAGTGCGTAACAGAAATGGGTGGAGAACATTTTTCTAATCCATTGCAATTAGCAGAATATCTTGAAGATGGCGTTGCTATATTAGAATGGTTTAAGAAACGCAGAGCACAATATTTTTCTTCAAAGGGCTGGGAGCTCGTAGGCATCGAATTAGATTTATGCGTTCAAGCATCAGAAAACAATCCTTCAGTTTATTGGTATGGTTTCATCGATGTTGTAATGCGTCATCCGGCAACCAATCGTATTGTGTTGTTTGATATTAAAACATCACGCTCAGGTTGGAATAAATATCAAAAATCAGATTCATTGAAATCTGCTCAATTGGTTGCATATAAAACTTATTTTTCAAAGCAATTCGGTGTACCACAAGAAAATATTGATGTTGAATTCTTTATTGTAAAACGCAAATTGATTGAAGATTCAATGTTCCCACAAAAGCGCATTCAAAACCATCGTCCATCAGCTGGCTCCGTTACTCAAAAGAAAGTACAGCGTCAAATTGATGCGTTTGTTGAAAATTGTTTTGATGCAGAAGGTAATAAACAAGCAGACGCAGTATATCATGCATTTTCGGGCAAAGGCGATAAGAATTGCAAATATTGTCCATTTAAAACGGATTATGTAAATTGTCCGAAAGAAAATAGGATTCGAGAATAATTTTTTATATAATATATTATGTTTCACCATAAGCACATATATGTATATCAATTTGAAATGCGTAATCATTCAACTTGGCAAGGTACGCACTTTACTACGCAAGAATATACATTATGTACAAATCATGATGGTCCGACAAGCAAAGAAAATAAAAAATTGTTAGAAGAAGCACTTCGAATAGTTTATGGATATATGCCTAAGGGCGTTAAATTTTTGTATGAAAAATTATGACACGAGTAGCAGTTATAGGAAATACAAATTGGCAGAACAAACGCAAAGTACAAGAAACATTGCGTAATTTAAAACAGAAATTTGGTAATGAACTTATTGTGTTAGGCGCTGGCGGCACAGAAGGTGCAAATAGTATGGTAAGAAAATTTACTTTAGAATTTGGAATGCAATATGAAGAATATAATCCATCATTTTCAGGTTACAATGTACATTCTGCAATGCCGGAATCATATTATGGAAAATCTTATCATTTTAGTCAGCTACATCACCGTATGAAACTAATTGCAGAACGATGTGATTATATGATTATAATGAACAATGAACCAAAATTAGATCCGGTGCTAAAAACCGCATATACAAATACGAAAAAACTAGAAAAACCAGTGGTTATACTAGGTTAATACATATTTATAATAAAGTTATAACAAAAGGAAAAGTTACGAATGGAGTTACCAAAATTACAAAAAATTGACCCGAACAAGTCTAAAAAGAAAAAAATTCTGTTATTAGCAGATGATTTCCGATTACCATCTGGCATCGGCACTATTAGCAAAGAAATCATTTACAATACCGTTCATCATTATGATTGGGTACAATTAGGTGCCGCATTACAACATCCAGAACATGGTAAAGGTATTGACTTATCTCAAGTAATTGCTCAAGAAACTGGAGTAGCAGATGCAAATGTTAAATTAATTCCATGGTCGGGATATGGCGATCGCAATGTTTTATTTGCACTCATCAATCAAGAACAACCAGATGCAATTTTCCACTTTACCGATCCTCGTTATTGGACATGGTTGTATGCATTAGAGCATGAATTAAAAACTACTTATAATATTCCATTGGTTTATTATTCTATTTGGGACGATTTACCTTATCCGATGTGGAACGCACCATTTTATGGTAGCTGTGACTTAATTATGGGAATTAGTAAGCAATCTGATAATATACACAGAGAAGTTCTTAAACAGAACGGTTTTGGCGTTGTAGATTATGATAAACATGATTCGGCTCCGCTGGATTTAAAATGGAATGATATAGTTACAGGATATGTGCCCCATGGATTAAATCATAATAAATTCAAACCAATTAAAATGGATGATGAATTGTATAAAAAAATGCATGATCATTTCAAAAAAGAAAATGACATTGATTTCATGGTATTTTGGAATAATCGTAATATTAGAAGGAAACAACCGGGAGATGTTATTCTAGCATTTAAAACGTTTGTTGATTCATTACCAGAAGACCAAAAGAATAAAGTTGGATTAGTAATGCATACTCAACCAGTTGACGACAATGGCACTGATTTAATTGCAGTAAGAGATGCAGTAGCACCCAATTGTAAAATAATCTTTTCAGAACAAAAGCTAGCAGCAGAAGAACTTAATGCATTGTACAATGTAGCAGATGTTGTTGTCAATATTGGTAGCAACGAAGGTTGGGGTTTAAGTTCAACAGAAGCAATCTTAGCTTGTACGCCGATTATTAACAATGTCACCGGTGGATTACAAGATCAATGCGGATTTGAAGATGAAGATGGTAATTGGCTTCGTTTTAATGGAGAATTTGCAACCAACCATACCGGTAAATTTACAAAACATGGTCTTTGGGTAAAACCAGTATTCCCAACTAATCGTTCACTTCAAGGTTCGCCGCAAACACCATATATCTTTGATGACCGAGCTCAATTTGAAGATGTTGCTGATGCAATTAGATATTGGTATGATTTGCCATTTGCTACTAGATTCATGCATGGAATGATTGGCCGAGAATGGGCAATGCAAAATGGTTTAACTGCAGAGCAAATGGGTGAAAAAATGATTCATATGATTGATTACTTATTCAACGCCCAAAAAGAATCAAGGCCATCATATACGTTAAATAAAGTTACAAAAAACAAATACGAAAACATAGGAATAGTATAATAATGAAAAAAGTAGTTATAGCATCACCAGTAGCCACACAATCTGGATATGGTCACCACGCCAGGGAAATCATTGATAACATTATCAAACATAAATCTGAAGATTGGGATATTAAATTGATTTCTTTGCCATGGGGGCATACACCATTTACTTATCCATTAACTGAAGATATACGAAATCGAATGATACAAATTCCATTGCAATATCAGCCAGATATCTGGATTCAAGTTACTGTACCAACTGAGTTTCAATCAATTGGTAAATTTAATATTGGCGTAACAGCTGGGACAGAAGGAGATATATGTCCACCAGAATGGATAGATAAGTTAAATACAATGCAAATAGTCATTGTTCCTAGTACATTTACTAAAGAAGTATTTGAAAATACTGCAAAACAACATAATAAAGTAATTACTGCAACAATTCATGTACTTCCAGAATATTATGATGAAACAATATATTCTGGAAACTCGAGCTCGAATTTAGATATCTTAAATCAAATTCCGGAGTCTTTTGCGTTTTTAACAGTAGGACATTGGTTGCAAGGTGCATTAGGTGAAGATCGTAAAAATATTGCAGGCGTAATTCATTGTTTTTTACATACATTTAAAAATCAAAAAGATCAGCCTGCATTGATATTAAAAACAAGTGGCGCGACATATTCGATACTAGATAAATACGAAATTGAAACTAAAATCAATTCTATAAAAAATATGTTTCCTAAAGATCGTTTACCTAACATATATTTATTGCACGGCGATTTAACTGATAATGAAATGAATGCATTATATAATCATTCAAAAGTTAAAGCTATGATATCATTCACTAAAGCTGAAGGGTTCGGCCGTCCATTATTAGAATTTTCAACAACTAGTAAACCAATTATAGCACCACATTATTCAGGTCAAGCTGATTTTCTTAAAAAAGATTTTATTTGTGCCGTGCCTGGTGGATTAACTGAAATACATCATAGTGCACAAAATGAATTTTTAATTGCAGGCTCGAAATGGTTTACGCCGGATTATGGCCAAGCATCTGCAGGATTAAAAGATATTCGTAAAAATTACAAAAAATGGCTAGAATTAGCAAAACGACAAAAATACTTTGCAAAATCATCATTTAGTAAAGATATTGTATCTAAATTATATGAACCAATTTTAAATGAAATTGATAAACGAACTGATGCACTTCCTAAACAAATTTCATTGAATTTACCAAATCTTAAAAAAGTTGAATTGCCTAAATTGAAAAAGGTAGATGCATGAAAATAAATTATGCAATAACAGTATGTAATGAGTTTGTTGAAATCCAACGGCTCATTACATTTTTATTAAAAAATAAAAGAATACAAGATGAAATAGTAGTTTTAGTTGATATGACTAAAAACGAACCAACATCTGAATTGTTAGGATATTTACATAGATTAAGTAGCAACGATTATATCCATTTATCAGAACAAAATTTTAATAACCATTTTGCAGACTGGAAAAATTATTTAACTAGTATATGCAATGGCGATTATATTTTTCAAATTGATGCTGATGAAATACCACATGAAAAACTTTTAGAAGTTCTGCCAGAAATATTAGAAGAAAATTTTGATTGTGAAGTATTCTTAGTACCTCGAGTTAATACAGTAGAAGGTTTGACTCAAGACCATATCAATAAATGGAGATGGAATGTTAATGAACAAGGATGGGTAAATTGGCCAGATAATCAATGGCGAATTTGGAAAAACAAACCTGAAATAAAATGGATTAATAAAGTTCATGAAAAATTAGATGGATATAAAGTATGGAGTATATTACCCGAAATGGAAGAATTTGCACTTTACCATCCTAAAACAATTGAACGACAAGAAAAGCAAAACGATTTATATGAAGGTTTAGCGAATTTTATAACAATGAGTTGAATATGATCACATTTTGTATATCTACATATAATAATTTACCATATCTTAAATTAGCTATTGATTCGGTTAGAAAAAATAGTTATTTTAAAGATGCGCCATTTATTGTGCATGCAGAAAATTGTACCGATGGAACTAATGAATGGTTATTTGAGAATCGAGATAAATATAATTTAACTTTACTTGTAGAACCCGAAAATATTAAAGTTCGGGGCATCGGGGGTGGAATGAATATTTGTGCCGATCATGTTGAAACTGAATATATAATGTTTTTACATTCAGATTTTTATGTAACTAAAAATTGGGATAAAGCATTGTTAGATATTCACGAAAAATATCCCAATGAAAAATTATGGGTTAATTCCCACCGAGTTGAACCTGATATGTTTAACAACCCATCACAAAGGCCGGGCACTGCAATAGTTCCTAAAGAAATATTCGGAGCATATTATCATGATTTTGACTCAGAATATTTTGAAGCGTGGGTAGAAGATTTTATTAAGATCAATAAAAATATTGAAATTCCCAAAGGCGAAGGTGTATCTGGCTTAGTTAAAAAATCAGTTTGGGATGAAGTTGGAGGTAATGATCCATTATTTTCTCCCGCATCATGGGAAGATATGGACTTATTTTTACGAATGCTTCAAAATGGCGTTAGATTCATATTACCAACAAATTCAGTTGTATGGCATTTCGGCGCACGGGGCAGTCATAGATTAGAAGAAAATCACGGACAGTCATCAGAACGACAAAGAAAAGCTGAATATGAAAATGCTAAAAAATGGTTGGAAAAATGGAAAAAGATGCCTATATTTGATGAGTATGGAATGATAAAAGGAATAGGATAAATATATGGAAAGAAAAATTAAATTAATTACAAATTGCGAACGTCCGCCAAATTACTTAATGGATATTGCAATTAAATATTGGTTACGAACATTTAAAGAATCAGAATTGATTTTTTTAGTAAATAACATATCACATTTTGATATGGTTGAATCTTTAAAAGAAAAATACAATATCAATGCAAAGCGTGTACATTCAATTGATGATATATATGATGCAAATCAATGCGTCGTATGGGATGATTTAGAAGAATATGATTATGGATTATATCATGATAGAGAAGCCCCGATCATTAACGCAGTACAACATAAATTATTGCAAGAAGGCGTAGATGTTGTAATATTTTTAGACCGAGATGAAATTTTATATCATCCTAATTTACGAGAAGTATTAAATACATTTCCGGAGCCAGTTATTAGACCACGCGGAATTGAAGTAATACAATATGGAAATGAAGAATCATATAATGACGAACTTCCATTATACAAACAACGTAAATATTTACGTTACTTTCCATCTAAAAGTAAAGCGTGTATAGTACGACAGCCAGTTCATTGGATGATTGGTCGCCATGGCACGTTGTGTGGCAGATGGCCGCATGCGGATGTGAAAGCACACCCTGAATTACAAACACACCCAGATGCAAATACAGATGAATATGCAGATCTTTATTTAGTTCATTTTGATAAAATTGATATTGATTTAATTTATCAACTTCGTATGGAAAGTCAATCTTTATTTAAAACTAACGATAGACATACAGGCGTAATTGATGTTGAAAAATTTAGTATGTGGTTTAATGAAGCTGCATTAAATGGTGAACTTTATGAAGATAATGATAATTTTTTAGAACGAGTAGATATATGATAATAACTTTAACTAAGTTCGAAGATGTTTTAATATTTTCTCCAACAGTGCATCGCGATGATAGAGGATTTTTCCTAGAATCATTTAACAAAGAAATACAAGATGCAATATCTGATGAATTAGTACAAGATAATCATTCATTATCTAAAAAGAATGTATTTCGAGGATTACATTATCAATGGGATAAACCCATGGGTAAATTAGTTCGGGTAGTACACGGATCTGGATTAGATTTTATTGTAGATATCCGCAAAGATTCAAAAACATATGGTCAATATATTACTATACCGTTATCTGATCAAAATTTTAATATAGTATGGGTGCCAGGTCATTATGCACATGGTTTTTTATCATTGCAAGATAATACTCAGTTAACATATAAAACATCAGCATATTATAATAGTCAAGCAGATGGTTGTATTAATCCTTTATCAGCTGAATTAAATTTAAAATTTCCAATTGACAATTTAGATGTGATTTTATCAGATAAAGACAAACAAGCACAATCATTTACAGAATATAAACAGAATCCTAAATTTTAACATATGAAAAAAATACTAGTAGCCGGCGGCGCAGGATATATCGGGTCTCGTTTTTGCAATGAATTATCAAATGACTATGATATTACTGTTATAGATTTATTTTGGTTTGGAGATCATTTAGTTGATAATATAAAAAGAATTAAAAAAGATATCGCCGAACTACGAGTAGATGATTTAAAAGATTTTGATGCTGTTGTATTTCTAGGAGGATTATCAAATGACCCAATGGCTCAATTCCGACCAGATTTAAATTTTAATGGGAATAGTTCAATACCTACGTATTTAGCATATATTTCTAAACAAGCAGGAATTAAAAGATTTATATGTGCTAGTTCATGTAGTGTATATGGATTTACTGATAATCAAACATTAACCGAAGAAGATTTTGTAAAACCAGCATACGCATATGGAATTTCAAAATTACAATGTGAAAGTGGCTTAATGATTCTAGAAGATGAAAATTTTAGACCGATCATGTTTAGAAAAGGTACCGTTGGCGGATTTTCTCCTAGGATGCGTTATGATTTAGTTGTTAACACAATGATTATGTCGGGAATTTCGAAAGGCAAAATTACGGTAAATAGTGCAAACTTATGGAGACCGTTGATTGATATACGAGATGTCATACAAGGTTATCGTTTAGCATTAGAAGCTGATTTATCAATATCGGGCGTATTTAATTTATCAGGATTTAATTTTACAATTGGAGAATTAGGAACCATGATAACTAAAGAATTAAATGATAGAGGATATAATGTAGAATTAGAAATTTTAGAAAATCCGGATATTAGGAATTATAAAGTTAGCACTAATAAAATTGAAACTCAATTAGGATACAAACCTAGATATACGCCTGCAGATACTATTAAAGAACTATTTGAAAAAATTGATTTTTCTAAATATGATTTTTGTACTCCAGAATTTTATAATATTGAAATCTTTAAAGAAGTAATATGAAAATTTTAATAACAGGCGGTTC